GTGCTCAAGATAAAAATTGGTATGTTTATGAATACGTTATTCTCAGAGCATATCCTAAGTTTGCTGCCCAGCGAGATCTCTTCTTGACAAGCGACTCAATCTTTACTATACTGGATCCTGAACCAGGTGTTCTGGACCTTTATCAAAAAGTGACTGGATGAAATTTTACACAAACATTCAACAGATGGGTGATGATATTCTCTATCGTGGATTCGACAATGGTCGAAGAGTCCAGTATAGAGAAACATTTTCACCTACTTTGTTTGTTTCTAGTCCTACAGAATCAAAGTATAAAACTCTGGACAGGCAGAATGTAAAGCCGATGAAGTTTTCTGGACCTCGTGAGGCACGAGAGTTCATGAAGAAGTATGAGGAGATTCCAAACTTTGATGTCTATGGATACGAACGTTTTGTGTATCAATATATCTCAGATCAGCATCCTGATGAAGTTGATTACGACTTTAAAAAACTTGATATCTATACGATTGACATTGAGGTAGCATCTGAAAATGGATTCCCTGATGTTCAAAGTGCTGCAGAGCAAGTGCTTTGTATTACAATCAAGAATCTCCACACTAAACGTGTAGACGTTTGGGCTACACGGGAGTTTGATGTTCCTGAGGGTGTCAATGTCCACTTGTCGTGGGAAGAATCTGCAATGCTCAAAGATTTTATGTCATTCTGGGCACAGAATACTCCCGACATTGTTACTGGATGGAACTGCTATCTGTATGATATTCCTTATATCTGCCGCAGGATGGATCGTATCATGGGAGAGAAGTGGGTCAAATCACTTTCACCATGGAATAAAGTGAATGAACGTGAGATCACAATCATGGGCAGGTCTCATATTGCTTATGATATTTTGGGAGTTTCTTGCTTAGATTATCTTGACTTGTACAAGAAGTTTACTTATACAAACCAAGAGTCTTATCGTCTAGATCATATTGCTTTCGTCGAACTCGGCCAACGTAAGTTGGATCACTCTGAGTTTGATACCTTCCGTGATTTCTATACCAATGGTTGGCAGAAGTTTGTTGAATACAACATCTTTGACGTAGAACTTGTTGACCGTCTGGAAGACAAGATGAAACTCATTGAACTTGCTATCACCATGGCATATGATGCTAAGGTAAACTTTGAGGATGTATATTCCCAAGTTCGCATGTGGGATACCCTTATCTTCAATTTTCTAAAGAAAGATAATATTGTTGTCCCCCAGAGGAAAGGAAGTAAGAAGAATGATAAGTATGCAGGTGCTTTCGTAAAAGAACCCATCCCAGGTTTGTATAATTGGGTTGTCAGTTTTGACTTGAACTCACTGTATCCTCACTTGATTATGCAGTACAACATCGGCCCTGAGACTCTCTTGCATACAAGGCATCCGTTAGCAACGGTAGATCGTCTCCTTGAAAAGGAATTAGATCTGAGCACTCTGGATGGAGAGACTGTTTGTGCCAATGGGGCAATGTATACAACACACTATCAGGGATTTCTTTCTAAGATGATGCAACGCATCTATGATGATCGTACCATCTACAAAAAGAAGATGATTGCAGCAAAGAAGGAGTACGAAAAGAATCCTACTCAAAAACTAGAGAAGGATATTGCCAAGTTCAACAACATCCAGATGGCACGAAAGATTCAACTCAACTCTGCTTATGGTGCTATCGGAAACCAATACTTTAGGTATTACAATCTTCAAAATGCTGAAGCAATTACCTTGTCTGGTCAGCTGTCTATCCGTTGGATTGAGAAAAAGATGAATGCCTATCTCAATAAAATTCTAAAAACTGACGGAGAAGATTATGTTATTGCTGCTGACACTGATTCTATTTACCTCAATCTGGGTCCTTTTGTTGACAAGGTATTCGGAGGACGAGAGAATTCTAATGATCGCATTGTTGCGTTCCTTGACAAGGTGTGTCAAGTGGAATTTGAAAAATTTATTGAAGGTTCTTACAAAGAACTGGCAGAGTACGTGAATGCGTTTGATCAAAAGATGTTCATGAAACGTGAAACAATTGCTGACAAAGGTATCTGGACTGCCAAGAAAAGATATATCCTAAATGCTTGGGATATTGAAGGTGTTCGATTCACTGAACCTAAACTGAAGATCATGGGCATTGAAGCAGTCAAGTCTTCTACTCCTGCACCCTGTCGTCAAAAGATTAAAGATGCTCTTAAAGTCATCATGACAAAAACTAATGATGACCTGATTCAATTCATTGAACAGTTTCGTGAAGAATTTAAGCAAATGCGTCCCGACGAGATAGCATTTCCACGGAGTGTAAATAATCTAGGTAAATTTAGTAGCCCTGCAACAATCTATGGAAAAGGTACACCAATTCATGTCCGAGGTTCACTACTGTATAATTACTATATTCGAAAGCATAAACTTACTAATCGATACCCTCTTATTCAGGAAGGTGAAAAAATCAAGTTTATCTTCCTCAGAACCCCAAACAAAGTGAATGAGAATGTAATCGCTTTCATTCAAGAGTTCCCTAAAGAACTAGGGCTTGACAAATCAATAGACCATGATTTACAATTCGAGAAAAGTTTTCTAGAACCTCTCAAGACAATTCTAGATACCATCGGTTGGAAAACCGAAAAGATTAACACATTGGAGTTTTTATTCGCATGAATTTCTTACAGGATGTAGTAAAGGAGATTGGTAATGAGTATGCTGGACTTGTATCTGACGGTGTTGCTGCGGGCGACTGTGACACTTTTGTCGATACAGGTAGTTATATTTTCAATGCTCTTGTTTCGGGATCAATCTTTGGTGGTATCCCGTCGAACAAGATTACTGCTATTGCGGGTGAATCGAGTACTGGAAAAACCTACTTTTGTCTTTCTGTTGTTAAGCATTTTCTTAATAGTAATCCGAACGCTGGTGTGGTTTACTTCGAATCCGAATCCGCTATTACCAAGTCAATGATTGAAGAACGGGGTATTGATTCCAAGCGAATGATTATTGTACCTGTTGTTACGGTACAAGAATTTCGTACACAGGCCCTGAGGATTGTGGATAAATACCTAGACCAGAGCGAAAAAGTTAGACAGCCTCTTATGTTTGTGCTAGACTCTCTAGGGAATCTTTCAACAACAAAAGAAATTGAGGACTCATCAGAAGGCAAAGAAACCAGAGACATGACAAGGGCTCAGGTTACTAAATCTGTTTTCCGAGTTCTTACATTAAAACTTGGTAAGGCAAACATTCCTATGCTGGTAACAAACCATACGTATGACGTGGTAGGTGCTTATGTTCCAACTAAAGAAATGGGTGGTGGTAGTGGTCTTAAGTATGCCGCTTCTACTATTATCTACCTCTCCAAGTCTAAGGAGAAAGACGGTAAAGAAGTCGTCGGGAATATTATCAAGTGTAAAGCACAAAAGTCTCGCTTTACTAAGGAAAACTCCATTGCTGAAACACGTCTTTACTACGACACAGGACTCGACCCTTACTACGGATTACTTGAACTTGGAGAAAAGTACGGAGTCTTTGAGAGAGTTGGTAATCGCATTAAGATCGATGGAACGACCATCTATCCGAAAACGATTCTCGCAGATCCGCAAAAATATTTCACTCCAGAAATCATGCAAGCCCTGGATGAGTCAGCAAGAAAAGAATATCTATACGGACAAGGCAATGTAGTATCTCGTGAGGAGGATTATGCAAGCGAAAAAACTGACTGATTTAATTAGAGTATATGACTCTGCTATGGATTTAGAGCGGTGTGATGCCGTTATAAAAATGTTTGATAAGAATCCAGATTATCACGAGTCAGTTGATAGGGATCTCAGACCAAAATTCCATCAGATGAATATCACATCTTTTACTCGTGATACAGAAGACTTTACTTCAAAAGATCTTGATACACATCAATTTATGGTAAATGCATTTACCACATATGCTCAATTATATTGCACAGATTTATTAGTTACTGATGAGCATCCAGCTCAGTATGCTCTTGAAGAGTTGAGAGTTAAGAAGTATGATCCTGGTACAGATCAATTTGCAGAGCATGTTGATGTGGGGAATCACAACTCAGCACGTAGGTATCTGGCTTTCTTTCTTTATCTAAACACCCCCGAGGGTGGTGGACAAACTAAGTTTCCTTATTTAGATTTAACTATTGAACCAGTTGCGGGTAGAATGGTTGTGTTTCCACCAATGTGGATGTTCCCCCATGCAGGTCTCACTTGCCAGGGATCTGCCAAATATATTCTGAGCACGTATTGTCATTACTTATGATGGATAAACTTGAAACTATTGTTCTAAAAAATCTTGTATATAGTGAAAAATTCTGCCGAAAGGTGCTCCCATTTATCAAGAATGAATATTTTGAGACACACGAAGAACGTGTAGTTTTTGATGAGATCAATAAATATGTCCAACAATATCAGACTCAACCACCACTCAATGCTATTGCTATTGAATGTGAACGTAGAACAGATTTAAGTTCTGATGGATTTAAAGCCATCGTAGAACTTCTGCAGACGTTTACTGAAGATAAGATTGATTTTGATTGGTTAGTTAATACGACAGAAAAATGGTGTAAGGACAGGGCAGTTTATCTTTCCCTTCTAGAGTCTATTAAGATTGCAGATGGTAAAGATAAAACTAAAAGTCGTGATGCAATCCCTAGTATTCTTTCGGAAGCACTAGGAGTTTGTTTTGATGAGCATGTAGGCCATGATTACATTGAGGACTTTGAAAGTCGTTATGACTTTTATCATCGTAAGGAAGAAAAGATTCCATTTGATCTAGACTTCTTTAATAAAATTACCAAGGGTGGTTTACCTTGCAAGACTCTGAACATTGCCTTGGCAGGAACAGGTGTAGGTAAATCTCTCTTCATGTGTCATGTTGCTGCGTCGTCTCTCCTTCTCGGAAAGAATGTTCTCTACATCACTCTTGAAATGGCAGAGGAAAGAATTGCAGAACGGATTGATGCCAACCTAATGAATATCAACATTCAACAACTGCAAGAACTACCCAAACAAATGTATGAAACAAAAATTATTAAACTTGCTCAAAAGACTGTGGGAAAACTCATCATTAAGGAATACCCCACGGCTTCGGCACACTCGGGGCACTTTAAATCTCTTCTTAACGAGCTTGCTCTGAAGAAAGGATTTAAACCAGACATCATCTTTATTGACTATCTAAATATCTGCAGCAGTTCTAGGTACAAGGGGACAATTGTCAACTCTTACACGTTTGTTAAAGCAATTGCCGAAGAACTACGAGGACTGGCTGTGGAGTTCAACGTACCCATCATGTCTGCTACTCAAACTACTAGGAGTGGTTATGGTAGTACTGATGTTGACCTTACTGATACTTCAGAGTCCTTTGGCTTGCCTGCTACTGCTGATCTCATGTTTGCCCTTATTAGTACTGAGGAA